TTGTTAAAGTCTGTAATCATATATATCCTTTCTTAATAAAAAATTACACTAGTAGAAAATACCCCATTTAATACAAGAGTATCTGTTTTGGTTGATATTTGCTTTACTTCTATCTTTGTCATTGTATACGCCCCCTTAAAGCGTGTTTAATGTTATACAACTACAATAGCATAATGTAAATATATAGTAAATATCCCTAATACAATAATACAACAACTACAATAAATAACAGATATAAAATAGTGTATAACCCATAGTGATATAATATAGATATATGAAAGACGTCAAGATCTATAATAGATATACACCAGATAAACTCAATCAAATTATTAAAAGCATAGAAACAGAGGTTCTGGAAAATGATGATATTTACTTTTTAACTCAACCCTTAGGATCTAGAGGGATACCTTCGGTTCAATGGTCCAGGTTCAAACAGATGACTGATGACACCGACACGCTGGAAACTATGACACGTATAGAGAGTATGCTAGAAAATAGGTTGGTAGCAGGTGCGTTGAATAATAAGATCAACACCACTATGAGTATATTCTTATTAAAAAATAAATATAACTATAAGGATAGTAAACAGGTGGATACTAACATTACAATAACACCGATACTATCAGGGCTATCCAACACGCCATTAAAAGACAATACGAAGGTTATTGATATAGATTGATTATGTATACACCTAATACCCTAAATCCTAAAGTCGTAAAAAATATATTGTGCGACGTGTATCTGTTGACCCCTGTTTCACGTGAAAATCAAATCAAAGATAAGTCGTCTTTTGGGTTTGGAGATAAATTATGAGCTTCACCAAGACAACCTCCACCATTAAACTGCTTAAGCTAAAAGAAAGAATAAGGGGAGTAGCAGGTGGAACTTCTGCAGGTAAGACAATTTCAATACTTCAGATTCTTATAGACCAAGCTCAGACTAATCCTAATATTCTTATCTCGGTAGTATCAGAATCGTTTCCTCACTTACGTAGAGGTGCTATGAGAGACTTTCTTATGATAATGGAAGATACTGGATACTTTAAGGATGATGAGTGGTCTAAGACTGATTTTACTTACGTGTTTCCTAATAAGAGTCGTATAGAGTTTTTCTCTGCTGACCAGCCAGGTAAAGTAAGAGGACCTAGGCGTGACATCTTATTTATGAACGAAGCTAACAATATTGGGTATGAAGAATTCGACCAGCTTCGTATACGTACTAGAAAAACGATTTGGTTAGACTGGAACCCTACTAATGAGTTCTGGTGGTATACGGAATTGATGCCACACTATAAATGCGACTTTGTTACTCTTACGTATAAAGATAACGAGGCTCTAGATAAATCAATCGTAGACGATATTGAATCTCACAAACATAACAAAAACTGGTGGCTTGTATACGGACTCGGTCAACTAGGTGAAGTCGAAAGCAGGATTTATAAGGATTGGGTTGTGCTTGATTCTATTCCTCACGAGGCAAGGCTTGAACGTAGAGGACTAGACTTTGGGTACTCTAACGACCCTAGTGCGATTATTGACGTGTATTACTATAATGGCGGATTCATATTAGACGAAAAGATGTACCGTAAGGGTGTTTCCAATAAGGAGATAGCCGACTTTCTTAATGCGTCATCCGATCCAGAAACTCTTGTAATAGCTGATTCTGCTGAACCCAAATCTATAGACGAACTTAAACTGTACGGACTGAACGTACTTCCAGCACAAAAGGGTGCAGGGTCAATTCTACAAGGAATCCAATACTTACAGGACCAGCGAATCTCTGTCACCAAGCGAAGTGTAAATTTGCTCAAGGAATATCGAAACTACTTATGGCAAACCGACAAAGATGATAAAATTATAAATAAACCAGAAGGAGGTAACGACCACTTACTAGATGCTCTTAGGTACGCTATGGAAACATACGCACGTAGCTCAGGAGGTACCGTAGGACTTGTAACATCTGGACTCAAGTTGGAGGAGAAAAAGTCTTTCTACGTGAAAGAAGATGGAACAGCAGAAGCTTTCCACATAGATATTAAAGAAGTAATGCAGCGGCACTTAGAGGAGGAACGCTATCAATGATTATAACAATGTACGTATATCACAACTTATTACCTAAAAGGGAAGTAAACATTATCTTTTGTTTGAATTGCCGTAAGCCGTTATTCAGGGCTTCGGGTAACCACTTTGTAATTTCTAATGGTGGCGTGTCAGATGATAAAGCTTATGGTCCATCATCACACTACATCGAATACAAATGCAAAGATTGTACGACTAAATACCAGGTTTTATTTCAATGAACGAGTTAGACTTGCTTACTAGATGCACTTACAGGAACTGCAAAAAGCCAGGCAAGTACGTTATACCAGGAATTGGTGGGGAATATACAAAAATACTTTGCCGAAATCATTTCTACCTCAAGAAAAATTCGGATTCGAAAAAAAAGAAGAAATAATGTATAATACAATTTATAGGCAAATAAAACAAAGCCCTTATGGGTTTTTTTAATTTAAGGACAATATGAGTACAGTTTGGGATAGAGAACAAGTAGCTAAACCACTAAACGACATTAAGGTAGATAATTATCAAGGACAATCAGATGTTATTGATACAGTTCCGTCTTTATCTTTGAAACTTGATGACGAACAACTTATTAAAAATATTCAAAACAGAGTTCAAGACTCTAAAGACTATTGGGATACCCCAGACGGTTTTAATTTAGGTAAGGTACGTGGAGATAACGAACGAGTTTACTTAGGTAAGCAGACAGACGTTAGATCACTTTACCGATTTCAAATGCCTTACATTGAGAACCAAGTATACATAGCAGAACAAGCTATTATGGCTTACTTGACAGCACGAGAACCACAATCTGAGGTTATGCCAGCTAAAGATACCCCAATGTCACGACAATTCGCTTTAGACCTTGAAAAAATACACATGGCTCACTCACAGAAGATGAATTTGGGTAGAATTATGGAAAACGTAGTACGAAACGCTCTTAACAAAAGAATTGGACTCATAAAGTTTGAATTTGACCCAGATTACGGAAAAGATGGCGAAATTATTCCAACAGCAGTAAATCCAGAGCACGTAGTCATTGATAAAAACGCTAGACAAGGTGAAAATCCAGCATTTATAGATATGACTCTAAAAATGTCCGTAAATGAAATGTGTCACAGGTGGCCAGAGAAAAAAGAAGCTATTTTTAACGCTGCAGGCATCAAAAGAGGCACCTACAAGCAGATGGAAGAGATTGTAGCAATTCATGAGACCTACATTACCTACTATGACAAGAAATATGAACCACATGAAGCTCTAGTTTACTACTTTGCGGACGTAATTCTCGAAAAGACTAAGAACCCACACTACATTTACTCAGATAAGAAGAGAAACTTTTTTGATATGCCAGTTAAACCTTACATCGCACTTAACTTTGACAACGATGGCACCCACTGGATAGACATCACATCAGCTATTGAGCAGGCACAGCCATTACAGAGCGTGTTAAACAAGCGTGGACGTCAATTAATGGAAGTAGCCGACAAAGCTAACGGACTTTTAGTAGTTTCTAGCGACTCTGGTCTTTCCAAAGACGATTTACAAAACCTTACAGGTGACCCAAACCAACGATTAATTATTAAAACACTGGGTAAATCCACACAAGACATGATTTATCAGGTACCGCCTCCAGTTGTTCCACAGTTCTTATACCAAGATAAGCTTGATTTACGAACTCAGGTAGCTAACTTAATGGGTGCTCCAGTAGATTTCTCTGGAGTTGACTCACCTGACAACGAAAAGAACACACTAGGACAAACTATTCTAAAGAAAAACCAAGCTTCAGGACGGCAAGACTTATACGTACGAGCCATAGACCGATTCTCTACCATGTATTACAATTACCTAACTCAAATGATGGTTGTATGGTACAACAAAGACCATTTCTTTATTTATAACGGAGGTGACGGAAACTACGACCACTTAGTAGCTAACAGATACCTATTTGAAGATGGAATTGCAGTCACAGTAAAAGCAGGTTCTACTCCACCACTAGACAAGCAACGAGAAGAAATTATTGCTATGAACCTTTCTAAAGACGGGTTATTAGCACCACTTGACGTTTACCGACTACTTCACTTGCAGACTCCACAGAAACTATACGACAACTGGGCTAAGTTTAAGAACGACCCAATGACCCTTGCTCGTGACGCACTAGAAGAAATTGACCAAACTAAAGCTTACATGGCTTGGACTATGATTAAGAATAACGAAAAGCCAGAAGATCCAAAAGACTGCACCAAAGAATTTATTCTTACGCTACGAAAGATTATGCTTACTGACGATTTCCTCAAAAACGATAAATCAACTCAAAACGCATTTATTAAGTTTGTTGAAAAAGCTGTACAGTCACTTGAAACTCGAACTGCACTTGACCAGATGGCAGAACAGGGTGTTCAAATGTTAGACGTTAATCAGCCAATCCAACCATCACAGCCAGAACAGCCACCTATGGGTGGAATGCCTCCACAGATGCCCAACGCACAACCTATGCCAATGGGAGCAACTATGCCTCCAGCTCCGCAACAAATGCCACCACAGATGCCACCACAAAATGGTCCATTCCCATTACCTCCACAGTTTGGACAGAACCCAGCACCTATGATGCCACCAGCACCACAACAGGGAGCACCAGCACCTACTTTGACCAACGCAGGACAGACAGTTAGAATCCAACCTAACAGTCTTACTCAATTGCCAAATCTCTAATTTGTGATACAATTAAATTAAGATAAAAGGAGTATTCTATGGCAGATGCAGCAGTACCAGGCTTTACGGCTAGTCCTGAGTTAGAAGCAAAGCTAAACGCATTAGACGATAATTTACAACCAATAAAGGAGGAATTAGTAGAAGATGAACCTAAAGATGTTGAAGAGGAAGCAGCTGAAGAAAATGAAACAGCTGATAAAAGCGAAGAAGAACAAAAAGAATCTAAATCTGCAGAACCAGAAACTGATAATGAAGAAAGCAGCGATGAGGAAGTTGATGAAGATGAAGGCTACACAATTGATGACGAAGAAAACTCCGAAGCTGATGAAGTCGTTGTAGCAGAATCCAAGCAAGAAGTAGAAACCGTTAATCGTTCAGACTTAACTCCTGAACAAAACTACATAATTGACAACTTACCACCACTTACTGTTCGAGGAAGAGTTGGCGAAAATGAATTACAAGACTATACAGTTTACAGCCCAGAGCAACTTCCCTCTGGATTTGAATACGTAGACCAACGTGAAATGAGCATTGCAAATAAAAACTTTGCTTTAATGGAACAAAAAGCCGTTCAATTACAAAACGATTTTAGAGCTCAGGAATCAACTAAAGCAGCTAATCAGTTTAAGGTACTTGAAGAAAACGCTGACCGTTCAGACATTAATCGATTACAAAAAGAAGGTGAACTTCCTAAGTTCAAGACAGCACCTGATAGTCCAGATTTTGAAAAAGACCCAGCTACTTTAGAAATTCAAGCAATACTTGATTTCAAGGAATCACTCAATCAAAGATACTTAAATGAATATAACGCTGGTCGACCTTATAGACATGTAGGATTTGAAGAAGCATACGCTATGTACAGGAGACAAAACCCTAAAATAGATCCAAGAGTACAAGCAGAAGATTCAGAAAGAGAAAAAATAGCAAGAAGAACATCCAACACTAAGAGTAGAGCTATGGACAGCAAACCACGAGTAACACGTGGAATGAGTTCAAGAGATTTAGAACTATATTTAGAAGGATTAGAAATATAAAGGAGTAACATGCAAAATTGGTTTATAGCAGCATTTGAAGCAGCAGGTATATGGACACACGAACAAGCAGAACACGTGTCTAAAGAAATTAGACTTCACATACACAAAGAAAACTATCGTGAAGCAGTACAGGAATTACAATCTATATTAAGCAAACACAAGGAAGTACACGTTTCAGCAGTACACAAATTAGAAGCTCGTGTGGCTGAATTAGAGGCACTTGTAGCAAGTCTTAAAGATAAAAAGAGTGAAACTCTTGCAAAGCCTAAGAAAGTCTAGTATTATTTATTCATCAGGCAGTAGCTAAAGCCCTTTCGGGGGCTTTTTTTATTGCTGAGAGTAAAATAATAAAAGGAGATAATATGGCAGGAATGGTATTTACCGATAGAGTAGCAGATATAACCTATCAAGACATACTTCCAACAATTGTTGACCAAATCAACAACTCAAACGTATTATTGGCTCGTGTTTTAAGTAAACCTGGAACTTGGAAGGGTGTATACGAAGCACAACCAATTGAAACAGCCAACAGCACAACTGGTGGTTCTTTCTCAGGAATGGACACATTCCCAACATCAGCAACAAACAACACACGTCTTATGACTTGGTATTTGGCAGCTTACGAGCAGTCAGTTGTTGTTCCTGGTATTGAACGAGCGGTAAACGCTAACAACGAGAAGCAGGTTCTTATGCTTCTTAAGACTCGTCTTGACGAGGCTAAAATTTCAGCTAACCAAAGCGTAGGACAAATTGCTTACGGTGTAGGTTCTGGAAAAGACTTCGATGGACTTGGTCTAATCGTAGACAACGGTACAAACTCTAGCTCTTATGCTGGTTTGACTCGAAGCTCTAACACATTCATTAACGCTGACGTAACAGCTGTATCAAACGGAATCATTACTCTTGATTATCTATCAAGCGAATTTGATAACGTTTCAGCTGCTGGTTCTACTTCAGAAAGCCCAACAATTGGTCTTACAACTAAGACTATCTGGACTTACATTGAAGGTTTGATTCAACCTATGGTTTCAGCACGATATGACACACTTCAACTACGTGGTTACGACCGAGTAGATGGTGGAACTCCAAATGGTCAAACACGACCAGCTGGTGAAAAAATGTCTGGCTTTGCTGGATTTAACGCTATTAGTTACAGAGCTCGACCTCTAGTAGCTGATGACAACTGTACTTCACAGACTTTCTTCTGGTTAAACGAAAACTACATGGAATTCAAGAGACTAGTAGACTCAGGTCTAAAGCAAATTGCTTCTTCAGTAGAAGTTACAGAAGGCTACTACAAAGATGTACCATTCCCAAGTGCTTGGCAGTTCAGAGAATTAATCTCTCCTGTTAACCAGTATGGTGAAGTTGGACTATTAATCCTTATGGGTAACTTAATCCACCGACAACCACGAAGAAACGGAAAATTAACTGGAATTACATCTAACTAAAGTTAGAAGAAAGGATTAAATATCATGGATGTAGGTATACGAACACTATCAGAACAAGACATCAACACTCTATCTACCGCAAAACAGGTACAGTACGGTGCAACAGGTATGACCGAAGACGGACGAAAATATCGTTACGTTTCTTTCGGTGGTACATCAACAATCGAATCAGGAAAATTAGTTGTAGCTCCAGCAGTAACAGCTAACTATCAAGCTTTAACAATTACAGCAAGTGGTACAGGTGCTCAGGTTGCAGGTAACCTAGCCAACGGTTCAACTCAATTAGTTGTAACTAACGGTTCTACTGCAATAACACAGGATCAATTTGCTGAAGGTTACCTCGAAGTATTAGTAGGTGCAGTTGGTGTTACCAGCTCATACTTATACAGAGTAAGAGGAAACACAGCAGCTGCAGCAAGTGCAACTTTCACAGTTTACTTGGCTGAAGCTATGCGACACACAACTGCATTAGTACCTGCTACTGACACAGTTAACCTGAACCCAAGCATTTACAACGGTGTAAACACATCAGCAACAGCTGATATCCCTGTAGGTGTAACAGTAATGCCTGTTCCTAACACAGCTTCTGTAACTAACTACGGTTGGGTACAAACTGCTGGACCAGTAGACGTTAAAAACGATGCTGTTGGTACTATCGCAGTAGGAACTTCAATTGGACAAAGTGTTAGCGTTGGAGGTTCTGTAAGACAAGCAACTGCTTCAACAAGCCCAATCATTGGATACACACACGTTGCTATCTTAGCATCAACAAGTGGACCAGTATTCTTGAACATTAACTAATATCCTTTTAAGGAGGGGTACTTATATGGCAATAACAAACAAAAATCGCCTTTTAGAGAAGTACAGTCAAGTTGTTCGTTTGGACGGCTTGAACACAAACAAAAACGTAAACATCGGTGTAGCAGCGGGTGGCTCAACAGCCACCTTAAGCGTAGGTTCTGGTGGTATTAACACAACTGGTTCTATAACTGGTGGTGTACTAGTGCCAGCAGTGCAAAGTGCTTTAGTGGGTGCAACAGTTGCACTTACTGTCGCACAATCAGGTGGCGTATTTATAAACCGTTCTACAAGTGGTAGTCCATCATGGACACTACCTGCAGCATCAAATGGTTTAGAATATACATTTGTTACAGCTAACACTACAGCTGGCTTCACTGTTACCGCAGCTGGAACTATCTATGCTAAAACTTCTGCAACAGGTACAGCTGTATCTGGTACAACTTTGACTAATACTCAAGCTACAGCAGTAGTTGGCGATGCGATAACTTTAGTTTCTGATGGTACTGGTTGGAGAATGACCTCTCAAACTGGTATCTTTACAGCGGCTTAATAAATTAAGGAGAATATATGCAACAGGCTGGCAGGGAACTCACTAGCGTTGATTTGCGTGTTGTTACCGCTGACAAGCAGGACTTTCTTGGTTCTACTGGTCAGACTGGTGACGGACGTGTATTTAGATATGTTAAGAATGGCTCTGTAGCACAACCAGCTGGAATTGTATTATGTACTCCTTACACTACTAACTTTGTAGGATTAACGGTATCTGGTTCTTCCAGTACATTAATCGCTGCAGGGGTGTATGAAATAAAAGTAACATTAAATGGTACTGCAGTCGGATTAAACGACTTACAAGATGGTGAAATAGATATACTAACAGGAACTGGTAAGGGAACTAGCTATAGGATTCGTGGAAACACACCTGCTACCTCTACTGGTGTAACTACAATTAATCTACAACAACCATTAAGTTTAGCAGTACCAGCAGGTTCAAGAGTCAACTTAGCTTATAGTCTTTGGTATAACCTTACAACCGATATAGGTGCTGACCAAACTGGTTCAGCTACAAACAAACATCAAGTTGGAGTTACTACTGTTGCATTAGGAGCTAATCAATATGGTTGGATTCAAACTAGTGGTAGAGCTTTAGTAACAAGTGATAATATTTATTGTGATAATGCGTCCACAGGACATACAACTAATGGTCCAATTCCACAAGGATATTCATTAGTTGCTAGCAAAATTACTGCAGGTTATGTGACTGGTGCAATTCCTACTTTAGATGCTGATAAGCAGATAGTAGGTTATGGATTAGAAAACCCTTACACATCAGGTGCAGGTATCTTATTCCCAGCCGATATATCTATTAGTTAAAACAAATACAAAAATAACTAAGCCCTTCGGGGCTTTTTTTATTTACATCGTATGTTATAATCAGTTTATGGACATAAATGAGCTTATAAATGCTCGTAACTTGGTGGAAACCGAATTCAACAACCTATCTAATCACGCATGGGTTTCTACAAAGTTAGATTTTTTACGTGGTAAATATGAAGCGTTAAACGATTTAATAGTAAAGGAGCAACAAAATGCCAAGGATGGACAGTCCGCAGAACCAAAAGACAGCAACAACAATAAAGGAAAATAAACCCTTTAGAGAAAGATTGCGAGAGCGGTATCAGGCAACTGATTTTGTAAGAGTTATTAATATAGACAACGAAGCTTTTGAATGGCAATACTTCCCATCTAACGGTGAAGAAGTCACATTTACAGATAATGGAGCTATGCGTCAGGTATATGGTAGACAAGCATTTAATTCAAACTATGACGCCAAAGTTTCTGGTAACGAACAATTATGGAAAATGAACCCAGGTGACAGTGAAGTATTAGTAGGTGAAAACGCAGACCTATTCATAGAGGGACTATACAAGAAACTAGTAGTTAAGAAGAGAGTTAGCGAACTTCCAAACATGGAAAAGACACAGGCTAGAAACTTCAACTGGAACGATGGTTTATTACAAGAACAAATGATAGATAAAATATTCTTAGGAATAGAAAAGCCAAATTTCGATGAACCTAAACCAAGCACAACTGGACAGAAGAAATAAGGAACTTGACGCCAAAGAAGCGTTTATAGACGCCAAAGCCAAGATTCTTGAAGATGCTCCAATAACTCTTAAAGTATATGATCAAAGGGTCAAATACGGTGAAGAGCGTTTACAGGAACTCAAAAACCAAATCAAAAAAACACAAGATAAGTTAGAAAACATTAATGAAGAGACTCGTGAGTATGTGCACAAAAAAGAATCTTCTAAAAGCAGAATTCAATCTCAAATTAATGAACTTAAAGATAAAATTATTTTTAAAGAACAAAAGTATGAAAAAATTTCTAAAGATTTAGCGGAAACATCTGCTTTTCTTGACGAACGAAGAAGGTATCTGGAAGAACAGGAATCCGTAATAAATTCTACGGTACAAAGTGGAAATGATAAATTACTAGATTTAAACGAAGAGATTTCTGTCTTAAACAAACATATAGGCGATTTAAAAGTTCAAACAATAGAATTGGATAAAAGTTACGAAGATATGGTTATTCAGTATGATGACACTCAAGCTACATTCCAAGGCGTTATAAACGACCTTGAAATACGTAAGACTAACCTTGAAAAAGAAATAGACGAACAGAACCAACGAATAGCTGAAATAGCATCTGAATACAAAATCGTATCTAAAGAAATTGAAAATAAGATGGCAATATTAAAAGAAAAAGAAACTTCTATAATAACTAAACGTGATGCTATGCGACTTGAAAGACAAGATTTGGAAACAGAAAAAAGACGTTGGGAAACCACAAAAGGATTATATGACTTGTAAAATAGTGTATAATGTCAATATAGGCAATCAAATCCAGCCCGACAGGAGGGCTTTTTTTATTTATGAGTAGAAGCGGTTCATCATATTCAACCCCACGAGACGCAAATCGCGTTCCTTTTTTAATTGCTGCTTCGACAGCAGACGGAATGACTCCTGTTGTACTTGAAGCTGACCCTACGACACATTCACTTGCAGTAAGTGCTTCAGTATCACCTGCAAGCGATACAACTCAAACAGGTTCTATTGCAGGCCCTGGAGAATCTGTTACATTTGCAGTAAATGCACAATCAACTGTAGGTATACAGGCATCTGGTACTTTTTCAGGCACTATTTTAATTAAAGGTTCTGTAGATGGCTCTACATACACACCAACAACCGCTACTAACTTATCTACTGGTGCTTTAGTTACTACCATAACTTCATCGTTTACAGGTCAAGTTAATGTTGCAGGTTTTGTATCTTTTCAACTTACTAGCGTTTCTTGGACTTCGGGAACAGCAAATATATCTTTAAGAGCTTCAACTGGAATATCTAACATAATGTTGGACAATCCACTTCCTGCAGGTACTAATACAATTGGGGCAGTAACTCAAACTACAGCATCTAACTTAAATACTACAGCACAAATTACTGATGGAACTAACATAGTCAATGTTCTTAAATCAGACGGAACGGCAGCAGGACAAAACGCACAGCTAGTAGCTCCTGCTTATAAAGAAATTGGGTCTTTGACTGCTGGTGCACTTAACGCTGATTTAGTACCAAGTACTGATGTGAGTGGCTATGCAACATTTATGCTTCAGATAACAGGTACATTTGTAGGCACATTAACGCTGCAAGGTTCAAATGATAATACAAACTTTTCATCAGTTTATGGAACTTGGATAAACAATACACAGCCAGTTTCTACTGCGACTACTACAGGAATTATTAGTGGTTCTTGTAACTTTAGATATTTCAGAGTTAGAATGACTGCTTATACATCTGGTTCTGCAACTGGTACTTTAGAGCTAAAAACAATACCTTTTGCACAGACAAACGTATTAGCCACAATATCTGGTTCAGCTATTACAACACCTGTAAATGCTAGAAATACTGGTAGCATAACTACTGCATCAAGTTCTATTCTATCTACATCTGCAAGTGGTTATTCTTGGGCGTATGTAACAATTAGTGGTACTTACGCTGGTATCTCATTTGGTATAACAGCTTCAGATAATGGTGGAACTAATTACTACAATGTGCCTGTATGGGACGTACAAAATCAGAAATATATAGCTCCAGGTACAACTATTACTCCAACAGATAACTCATCTTCTAGTTATTATGTGCCACAATCTTCTAACACTTCCATAGTTAAAGTTTTAGCTACAGCTTACACTTCTGGAACAGGTTCAGTAGCAATAACAAGTATGTCTAATGCACCATTTATGGTTTCGCAAGCTATACAGTCATTTAACGCAACTGGTTCTGCCGTACCAACTTCTGCTTACTACCAAGGTGGACTTGCTCAAACTGCTCTTCCAACCGCTGCAACAGCTGGTAACTTAACAGGTAAATTATCCGACAAGTTTGGTAGAAGTGTAGTTCTAAACAACGCATTCCGAGATATAGTCGCATCACAGACTACTACAATATCTGCTTCAACTGCAGAAACAACAGTTATAACAGCTGCAGCCTCAATATTTAACGATTTATCTGCTATATGGGTAAGCAACACTTCAACAACAGCAGCAAGAGTAGATTTTAGAGATACAACTGCTGGTTCAGTTCTATTCCAACTTTATGTTCCTGGTGGTGATATTCGTGGAGTTTCATTTAATACACCATTCCCTCAAACTTCCGTAAACACTAACTGGACAGCTCAGTCATCTGCTTCAGTAACGGATCTAAGAATAACTGCACTATATATTAAGAATAAATAAGGAATAATATGAAATATACAGTTCTTAAAACAAACGACAATAATACAGTAGACGTAGAATTAGTATTTGATGAGCATAATGACTATACAATAGTTACTTCTAATGTTGAATTAGGTGAAAAAGAAGCTGACTTAAAAACTAATATAATTGACCGAGCAAATACTATAAATACAGAATTGACTAAAAATCTACCATCTGCTTTACCTTACCAACCAACACTAGACATACCAGTTAATATAACTTTGGAGTAATATGGCGGCATCAGTTAGGGGTTCTAACTCATTTGCAGTTCCAACAGGTTCTGGAAATCAAACAATTACTTTACCTGTAACTACAAACGCTGGTGATGTTATTATTGTTGCCACTTCTGGCGGTGGAGTAACTAGTTTTTCTATGTCTGGTGGTAGCACGACAACTT